CATGAAAGAACCAATCTGGAAGAAAACTTATTAACCAAAGCATAGTTAAAATCCTTTATTGTTTTTCTAAAACTACTGCATATCCTTCGTTTTCAAAAACAAAATTATTGTCAATTTTTGTAATATTGTAATTGCCTAAATATTTAGTAAAGTACAATGATTCTGATATGGCACGGCTGCTCACATCCATACGCCCGCCTAATCTGTCGTATACTTGATCAACGGGTCCAAAGTCCTTGATACGCATACGTAGGCTTTCACTGAACATTTTTTTAAATGTTAGATCATTTTCCAGTGCTTCAATATTTTCCACATAGCTGCGATTGAAAAAATTTGAGAAGTTGTTTAATCTATTTTCTTGAATTGAGATTGAGTAACTTTCTTTGTCTAATGGTATGATATCTTTGAATGATTCTTTATTAGCTAAGTTAGTTCTAAAACTTTTATAGTACCTAAATCTAAAATTTTCTATGCCAGTTAATTTTTTTAAACTTTCTAGTATTTCTTCAATTCGTTCGGGAACATGACGATTACGTTCCATTTCCACAAATACTTTATATTTGCCTGTATCTAATGGGCCATCTGTGGCATCAGCGTCTACAATATAGTCATAGCCTAGTTCTAAAAATCTAGCAAGATCATCTGCTGGTGGCTTATCATCTACGTTAAAACTTAGCACAACCATTTTCTGATCGTTGCCAATTTTACTTTTATAGCTGTCAATTTCAAATACGCTACTGACCAAGTGTTTTAAGTCACCAGCTACTAGTGTTTCGTTTAGGTTCATACTGGTGGTGCTCCTGCTGGTGGTGCTCCTGCTGGTGCTCCTGCTGGTGCTGCTGGTACTCCTCCTGCTGGTGCTGCTGGTGCTGCTGGTTTTGGTGGTTTTGGTTTATCACCCTTGCGTTCTTCTCTAATACGATCCATATAACTGTTAAAAATGTCAAACACTAGTTTTTTAGGCATGGCAATTTTTACAAGCCAAATTGGGCGTGAATCTAGTTTGCCTTTCTTTGTACCTGGTCTAAAATCTTCTGGGCTGCGAATTTTTCTTGGTTCAATAATTTCACTTTTTTCATATTTTATTTTACAGCCAAGTTGAACTAATCTACGTGCGCCATCGGGGTCAGGCATTTTTTTATTGGGCCACATAAATTCACAAGTGACCCAATGGCGTTCGATTTTAGGTCCACTAACTAGTTCACCGTCGAACCAGTTATCGTAGACATAGACATCCATCTCATCCAATACACGTTCAAAGTCTTTGAGTACTGCTAGACTGCTGTTGCTGTTGTAAATAGTATCTACGTTTTTAATAACGTCTAAAATATCTTTCATAAAGGACCCTTGAATTCTGCTTAATTATTTATCAAACCCAGTTTGTCAACTGAGTAGATAATTTGATACTATTATAAATAAATTTGTAGGACCTCTGTAGTTATCAGGGCGGTCACTACAAGTCCTACTTTTCCAAGTAGGAGATACTAGATGAGTAGAAGAGTGAAAAAACGCTTTGCTTCAAACGTGAATGTAATTGATTTTGCTGCTTATAATAACCCGCAAAAGAAACAGCGAGCAAGCCTATACCCTCGCAGTGAAAGTCAAAAGCAATATATTCAAAAGCTTCAAGACGATGCTAATAGTATTTTATTTGCCATAGGGCCAGCAGGCACCGGTAAAACTCTATTGGCTGTACAAGCTGGTGTTAAAGCATTTCAAGAAGGCAAGGTAGACAAACTCATAGTAACTAGACCCGCCGTAAGTGTAGATGAAGACTTAGGGTTTTTGCCAGGTGACTTAAATGAAAAGATGGCACCATGGACCAGACCTATTTTTGATGTATTAGGAGAATATTATCAACAAAAAGATGTAGCAGACATGTTATTGGAAGGCATTATTGAAATAAGTCCATTGGCCTATATGAGAGGACGTACTTTTAAGAACTCCTGGATTATTGCTGATGAAATGCAAAATGCCACAGCTAATCAAATGAAGATGCTCTTAACACGTTTAGGGGAGAATTCAAAAATGATTGTGACCGGTGACTTAGCTCAAGCAGATAGACTTCAAGATAATGGTTTAATTGAATTTTGCAACCTACTCGGAAAGCATAAAAAATTAGAACATATTGACATAGTTCATTTTACCCAAAAGGATATTGAACGACATGATGCCGTAAAAGAGGTATTGTCAATATACGGAGACTAAAAAAGGGGCTTAGGCCCCTTTTTTATATGTGACTTAGTCTAATTAATGTGGCAGCTAAATTAATTTCTGCGTCACTGACCAATGTATGATCTACCAGTCCTTGTTTGATAATTAAAATGGCTTTTTCTTGGCTAGTATCGTCACCAAAGATTTCCACATTGTCATAGAGCCAACGATAAATTTCTTCCATCTCCTCTGGCCTAGCTTGGCTACACACTAGTTTACGAGCCTCACCAACTTTTCCATTTTTAAAAAGCTCTACCATTTCAAATCTATAGTCTTTACTGTCTTCGTTAACTTCCCTGGCGTGTAACATACCATCAATACTGTTTGCTTGTAGAGTGTTAATACATTTTCTCAAATCAGGATAGGATGACTTAACGTAAGAATCTAATATATCAATATCAAATTCTACGTCTTCGCTCACCAAAATAGTAGCTGCTCTAGCAGTAAACTCTACAACATCAGTTTTTTCTATATGAAATGTTTGGCATCGACTGTGAATTGGTGGTAAAATTTTATTAGGGTAATTACAAGTAAGGATAAATCTTACATTTTCATGGAAATCTTCCATGAGATTGCGTAATGCTGGTTGAACACTTACGGGGTTCATATAATCAGCTTCATCAATGAGTACAATTTTAAAATCACCAAACGCCATTGTTTGGCAAAAGTTAATGAGCTTGTCTACCCATTCAATCTTTCTAGCTTCCTTACTGCCATTAGCATAAAGCACATCACTATGTTGTACGCCTAATTGCTCAATTAAAATTTTAGCCATTGTAGTTTTGCCTACACCAGCACTGCCACTGAACAATAAATGTGGTATACTGCCGTCTTTAATCCAATTTTCAATTTGACTGCGTTGATGATCATCTTTGAACACATATCCATCTAGTGTATTCGGACGATATTTTTCTACCCATAGTTCTTTCATAATTACCTCTCTATACGGTTATTATACAGAAAAAAATAGGGCCAGTCAATGGCCCTATTTACCAACCAAATTATTTTAAAACTCATTGGGTTGTTCGTCAGCTAATACTAAGATGCAATCATTGTCAACTTTACGTATGGTTGTAATAGAACCATCTTCGTTGGCTACCTCAAAGCCTCTGGTCCAACGACCATGTTCAACAAGAACCCATTCACCTAATTTAACTTCAGTTTGTTCAGGCCCAATAGCATAAACTCGACCCCAACGTGGCCGAATTCCTTCTGTTTTGCCATCGTCGCTTTTAAGTATAATGCCTCCGGCAGTTACTCTGGTGTCAAAATTCATATCTGCAACCAGTATAGTGTCTCTAATAGGTTTTAATTGTCCTCTTACCATATTTTCCTCTTATTTTGTATTGCCTTTGTAATATTCCTGCACGACTTCTTCACGTTTACGAATGATTTTACCACCAGGTCCAATTTCATCACCACGAGCATTTACTCTAGCATTGCCCACAGCCAATGCTAGCTCGTTTTGATTTCTTAGTTTTTCCATGTCGACTTCTGTGCCTTGCATACTTTTATATGCTTTTTTTGCTATTTCTTTCATTGACATAATAATTCTCCTTTATCTTAGAAATTCTTGCCAGTCTAGATTATATTTAATACTATCTATTCGATGTACTCCTAATAGATATAACACATAACTGGCTACACTACTGCCTCTACCTACACCCCAAACTATATTATTGGTTCTGCAGGTGTCTATTACATATTTAAGCCAACGAAGCAGATCAAACATATTTCTATTTTCATATTCGGTTAATTCTTCTACTGCTCTTTGGTATTGCTCTTCGTTGGCTGTTTGATCTAGAATAAATTCTACTATGTTAAAATTTTTATACTCGTCTGGCATGAGCCATTCACTTTGACAAATCTGATCAAACTCTTCAATGCTTATGTTATAGATATTGTCGTCTATTTTTTTAGTTGGTAGATTTTTAAATTCTCTGTTGTCTTCGGTATAAATTTTATCCAACAAGTGCTCTTTATCACGGTAGATTAATTCTACTACATCGTTAACATCGTAGATTACGTTACCAAATTTATCAGTTTTCATCCAACTATTTTAGTTGACATTGATGAGATTGTCAAGACCTTTATTGCTTTTTTGGAATTGTTTCTCCCAAGCGCGAGCTCGACGATCACCCAATTCTTGTTTATAAATGTCTAAAAAATTCATAATTTGTACTTTGACATCACCGTTGTTGGTTTGAAAGTATTTGTGCCCAAGTTCTTGAATTTTCTTCTCTAATTCACTATCGCTTAGAGCAGATGCGTTTAACAATGGATTAAACATCATATGAATTCACCTATATAATTTAAAAATACAGTTACGCCGCCGTCATAGGTCCAAGCTTCAACAACCTGTTCAGCACCTGATATTGGTAATGACAAATAAAAATGACTGTTTTGATCGAGCTCAAATCCTTGATATTTGATTTTAGTGTTTGGTCCTTTAGATTCTGTGCCAAAAATTATTTTATAAGTACCACTCTTATTACTGAGTATATGAAGTTTTATATGATAATTTTTTCCTACAGATCCAATAGTTGGCCAATTATTAAAACTTAATGTAGCATCAGAAGTAAACACATATTTTTGAACTTGTCCTTGCGTTACATTAACTAAGGCATCACCACTGACAACTCCATTGTTTTGATATTTTTCTGATATGTTATTTAATATGGCGTTTTCAATAATATGATTACTGAAGTTGTTATTTTGATTTTTTAATGCGCTATATTCTTGTAAGTCTGTTATTTCTACATGAGCTGCTGCCAGCCCATCTTTGATAAATCTAAAATTTTCTCTAAATCCTTGACTGGCATTATCTTGGCCCTGCACTGGAAAGCTTTCATCAATTGAGTCAAAATTTATATTACTACTCATATTATTATTCCGTTGTTTTTAAATACGAGGTATTTATCGCCATAATTTACCTCACCAGGATTTGGCGTTACTGAATCAATTATATAACGATCCACTGTAAAGTCTAAATTTTTAAAATCAAAATTTGAATTTTTTATGTTTAAGACTATTTCTTGGGCATATCCTGGTAGGCAATAGCACAAAGGCAGCGCTAGAACAAACCCTAATTCTTGTCTAGTATCGTCTTGAAAGCTACGCATCCATAACGGAAGATAGTTACGCTCAGTAATAAATTGATCTAATATTATATTTGGGGTTAGTGGGTCAGTCTTTTTCCAAAATCTTAGTCTATCTCTCCAATTTGAATAGGTATTGAGGTATCGTGTGCTTCCATTAGGATCACTACTTAATACTGAAGTTTGATCCACAGTAACAATGTCATTGGGTCTAAAGGCAAAAGGTTCATTTGGTGTATTATATGATGGTTCCCATTCCTTATTACTGGCGTCAACAGTTAATTTAGTAGAGCTTTTTGGTAGTTTTAGCTTGGGTTTTAATTTTTTATTGTCTATTTCTAAAGGATCTACTAATTGTACATATACTATTTCATAAACATTGGTCATAGTTCCTGGTATTTTGGCCTGTGCTATCTTAACATCACCAAATAGGAATCGTTTCTTTTTATGATTTAAGCCAATAGCTGATATGTATGTGGCTGCTTGTTTGGTTTCAATACCAGCATACATAATTACTTTTAGATCAGTTCTAACACCAAAATTAGGATCATTTAATCTATAAATATATTCTTTTGTAAAAATACTTTGATCATTAATAAATCTATTAAACACTGTTCGTTTACTTGATTGAGGAGTAGGCTTAAACGGTTCCATATAGGCTTTGATATAGATATTACTGTATAATCTATCATTAGGTGTATTAATAGTTAAAACAAATTTTCTATCAATTTTACTGTAATTTGCTTGATCTTGGGCACGGACAACGAATTCAAACTTTCTATCAATGGTTGTTTCGTCATTGTCTAAACTAAAAGTGTTATTGTCAAAAGTAATCATGCCTTTAATGTCAGTGCCATTGCCATATTGTTCAACTTTGCCAATAATTTCTCCGTTTCTATCCAATGTAAGGCCTGGTGGTAATTCACCATTGACTACCTGATATCTAATATCTGCTCCTAATAGCACACTTGAAGCTTGAATTTTCAATGTACTAACGTAATTTGCATCAATAGTGCCTAAATTTTCAGGACTAACCCAACTCATTTGGCTATTAATTTCACCTAAAATTTTGACTGAAAAAGTACGAACGCTTGAAGCTACTTCATTTTTTTTACCATACCTACTAGCATTGATTGTAAAGTGATATGTCTCCTCAATTTCAGATTGATATGGCACAACTCCAAATAATTCACCATTTGTTGAATCTAATTGAAGCCCTAGTGGTAATTGACTGACTGAACTATCTGGATTAGATGGTTCTAAAGTATACTGTATAGTACCTAATTCTAAGGCATCGTATACATCCAATTTAATTATATGGTAATTATTGGCTCTTAAAACTCCTAGATTAGGTTTGGTGAACCATATGGGAGTTCTAACCCCACTATTGGCAGCAGTATATGTATTATTACCTGCACTCATTATGGTATTGTCAGCACGTAAAAAATCTTCGTTAACTACATAAATTCTAAATTTTCTTTTGACCAACGTGTCGCCATCACTGACTGTGACAATAAATTCATAGTTTCTATTTAATTTTTTAACACCAATAGAAGGCAATGCGTAATCAAAATTAATAGTATCAAATTTAAAACTATCAAAGCCATTATCTGGTTTAAGCCCATAATCAAACCCATTCTTATCATAAAGACTTTTATCAAAACTACCATTTCTATCAGATAAAGATAATGATAACAATGGTTGAATAAATCCTGTGATCAACCCATTTTCATCCATTTTAAGCCCAGGGGGTAATGTACCTTCACCGCTGCTTATGAAATATCTTAATTTTTGTCCAGCAGCAACATCGGTATCTGTGACTGTTATTTGAAATTCAACAGGACTAGAATCTAATATAAAATATGTTTCATTAGGACCAACTGGTAATAGGCCTTCTGGATTAATTATAACGGGCTGATCAGCACCCTCAATAGTGATAATGTATGTTCTATCTGAAATTTCATTATCTTTACTGGCTCTTATACAAAATTCAAAATCAGTTCGTTTGGCCACTTCTAAAGGTGTGCCTATGATTGATGCATTATGCAGTCTTAATCCAGGTGGGAGTTTACCTGAAATTACACGAAAATTTACATTATTGGCAGATATAGGCAGTGAGATAGTAAGTTGAGTCCTTTCTTCATAAGTGCCTAAATTGTATCCAGATCTTTGGGTCCAAACGTCTAGCATGATTTTGTCCTATAATTATATTTATAGGATTTTGGCTAGCTATTTTTATCCCTTATTACAGGCATTATGGTATTGCTACCACCATATGGTTGGGCAGAACCAGGCATAATGCCTAATTTTAATCTGTGTTTTTTTGCTATTAAAGGAAAACTAACCTGATCACGACTGCTGTGTTTGCAGATAAATTCCCACCAAGTTAATAATGCTGCCTGTACCTTGGGAGTGTTGGCATAGACCAAACTGGTCAGTTCATATAATCCAGATTTAGCAGGCCAGTTAATACGGTTAAAATAGTCTAAAGTACTGACTAAACTGTCATTAGTATCAAAATTAATACGGTTTAATAGGTCTATTTCCTCATAAATACAATCTCTAGCAGCATGACGCCACACAGCCATGTCTTTGTCTTTGACATGAGTGTTAATTAGTTCTTCTGGATCTATTTGTAGTTCGCAATGGTGATCGTGCCAAATATAATAGTCATATCCAGGTATAAGCAAGAAGCCTAATACTTTGGGTAGTTTGGCATTGCGTCTAGGATAGAAGTATGAATCTAAACTAAAGTCTAATAAAGGTTTTTGTTGCCAGACTTTGCAGCTATGTTCACGGTCAACAAAGGCATAATAATCAACATTGGTATATCCGCCATTAGCGGGGTCTTGTATAGTGGCTCCTTGTAAGCCACTTACACCAGTTATAACAGCAATTTTCATAAGCAGTTAAGCATTGCCTCCGTCAATTATTGCTCCTTCATCTAAATTAAAAACAGTTGATGATCCGCCACCATCTACATCTGTAGTTGATGGTGTAACAATGTTCCCAGGAATCCAACTTCCTTCTCCATTATATACTAATGCCTGACCCTCAATTAAATCAACTGAATTTGGCACTATTACATCACTTAAATCATCCAATTTATGATTGCTTAGGTCACTGATCTGTCCAATGAATCGTGTGGCCTGAACTGTGCCACTTATTACTACTTGACCAGCTTGAATTGTAATTGGTGTATTACTTTTAAGTTTAAATCCATTAAGATCCAAATCACCACCAAGTTTTGGACTAGTGTCTTCAACTAAACTGGTTATATCACTTTCTAAGGTGCTAAAATTAATATTGACTTTGGCAAAGGCAGTACGTAAGTCATCACCTGTTCCATCGTTAGCATAATCACCTAAATTAATTGTTTGTAATGAGATTGGCATATTGTATTTAACTATGCTAATTAAATTCTTTTAATTCTTGGACGAGGCCATAGTTGGCCATAACTTGGTCTAGATTTCATATTTTTCTTAGGAAATACATTGCCATTTACTGGTCTTTCTGGATATAAGTAAACAACTGAATTATTAGCATCACCTAAGTAATTATAGACTCCGTTAAATTTTTCAACGTTATCACTGGCACCATATGGGTCTTCCTGCATTTGACCAATTGAAACGAATCTATCTAACAATAAATCTCTTACTTCTGCATGGGTTAGATAAGGATAAGTTTCCAACATACATGCTATAATACCAGCTACTTGTGGTGCAGCAAAGCTAGTCCCATTACCAAATTGTTTAGAATAATTACTATTTCTTGGATCATCGACACCAGTATAGTTATTGGCTGATCCGATAATTCTTTCACCAGGTGCCCAAAGATCTACTCTAGCATTAGTATTACTGAAATCTGCTTTTTGAGATCTTCCTTTGGCGCTGAGAGCACCAACGCATATGGTGTCATTAGCACAGGCCACACTACCTTGTCGATGATAGTAAGTACTGCCACTAGAAATCAAATAGTCATTATAATGATTATTAACATTGGCGCTATATTTTTGCATATTGAGCGAATAATTTCCTGCGGCAAATACCAAAATAACTCCAGCATTTACCATATCAGCCATATCAGCCTCAACATATGAAACACGAACTGGTCTAACAAGTTTACCGCTGTTTTGAGTTATGCCAGTTGTTGTTATAGCACCACCAGTTTTACTGCTAGGATAGGCAAAATCACTAAGACTCCAACTACTAGTATCATATACTACACCTAAATGTCTCATTGAGCTTATTGGCAAACTCATAAGTTGAGTTGTAAACTCCCAACTACAATTCATAACAGTGGGGTTTTTGCGACCAGTAGTAGGGTTGATAGGTTTATTAAGATGAAATTGTTTAACGTATTGAAAAACATTAGTTGCTGGTTCTGGACTATTGCCACTAGTGCCATAGGGATTAATCATATATACGTTTGCGTCTCTGGCCCAACCGCAAGTATTACCCGCAGCAGTACTGGCAACCGCTGCTCCATGATTTCCTGATGGACTAGCAGCATATGTATATGTTCCATTGCCACCCCCGACGACATTATTTTTATGTTGGAACCAGTTATATTCTACAACTCTAGTTCCGCCAGTGCCATCAGCATTTACAGCCATTTCTGGATGATTGGTTTTGATATGATCGTCACAGATAATAACATCTACATTACGTCCACTGGCAGTGCCAGTTATAGTTTCTCCAGGAAGATCGTAGCCACCAAATACGTCGCGCCCCCAATCAGGTGTATTGGCTCCGTCAATGCACCTTTTCAATCCCCAATTGACATAGTCAGCAATAAATGAAACTTTACTCCAACCTGGTACAGTTTGCGTCCAAGCTGGAATAATTCTTAAACCAGCTTCTTCTAAATGAAGTTCTACACTGGATACACGTGGATCTTGTCTAATCAGTTCTACTTCTTCAGCAGTAAGCCTATAACTGGTATTTCTACTACTGGGTAATCTTTGTTCTACTGGTACAGCACGATCGGGAATGTATAAACTACCACCTGGTGTTTCCATGTCATCGTAAAAATGATCAAGATCGTCGTGACTATGTAAGGTAATTACATATTCTTGTCTATTATTGCTGTCAGGTTGTTTGGGTTCTGATGCAAAGTTTTCTTGAGGTATAGCATTATCATCCTGTATCATGATTATACTTCTAATTGTAGTAAGGTCAATGTCACAGTAATTGCAGCACTACTGCCGCCGAGATTAGTTACTCTGGCATAGATCGTGGTTGCTGCTGGATTGTCATTGTTAAATCCCATGACTGCGGGAGTGATTACTTGAGTTTGAGCACCAGTAGTAATGACTTCAGTAATTAGTCCAGCGCCAGCTAATGGATCAGAAGTTTGTGAACGGCTATTATCACTGGTTCTACTTGCACTGTCAGTATAAAGTCTTACCCAAGCGGCAGCTGAAGTTTGTATTTTATACAATGCATAACCTTTAAAACCTGTAATGCTTAGATCAGTACTGGCATTACTGGCAATAGAGCTAGTAGTAGCACTGGCTGTAGTTCTTGATCCTAGTCCAGTTCCAGCACCGCCACCACCAGTACCAGCTGGGCCTTGTACACCTTGATTACCTATTGTGCCTTGGAAACCTTGTACAGTGCCAGCTACCCCCTGGCGTCCTTGAATACCTTGTGTACTTTGTGTGCCTTGGATACCTTGTGAACCTTGAGCAGCCTGTGCTCCTTGGGTACCTTGACGACCTTGTAAGCTAGTGCCTTGAGTACCTTGACGACCTTGGGATCCGTCATTACCTTGTACACCTTGATTACCTTGAGCTGCATATGCACCATCAGTACCTTGTAGCCCTTGTCTTCCTAATCCTTGAGTCCCTTGACGACCTTGTGTGCCTTGAAATCCTTGAGCGCCCTGTAATGGTGGTGATGTTGCCATGATTTATCCTTAATTAAACGGCTGTAGCCGATCCAACCCAGTCCCAAGCACCTTCATGATCATCGTGATTTAACCATTTGGCATATTTTTGTGCTTGAGCTTGAGCTAGGTCTTGCGAAGCAAATTCTGCTGGGCTTGGAAATGGAATTACTTCAGGTGGTGTTTCACCAGGATTAAGCACACGCGATTTTGGTGTATTACTTACTGTTAGATTTTTTTCAGCAGATGTTGCTGTGATATTAAATTGTGGCATTATATAAGTCCTTTAATTATGGTGTTATGGCAATCATTTCGCCAGTTGTTGGGTTCCAAGCTACTTGATAGAATCCAGAAGGAATTGTGCCTCCTGAAACTTGACGTAGTGACTGAACTACTAGTGTTCCTTCGCCAGCACTTTTTAGTTCACTGCCAGTGGCATTGATTACAATACTGTTAGCGTATTGAGAGTATTGAGCAGCATACGCACCAATAGCAATAGCGTTTGTTCCTTGTTTACCTTCAATAAGGAATTGACCCCCAGCATATATAGGACCGTTATTAGGTAGAGTTGAAACTGTAAGGGTATTAGTTCCATAGTCTACAGCAGTGATATATGTATCTGGACCATTGCCGTAGCCGTTATTATAAATTGCCATTCCAATCTTAACTTGGCTAGCATCTGTAACTTTTACTAGATAATCTGAACCATCACCTACATCTTGAGCAGCATAAACATATATGTCGTTTTCAGTACCTTGGCCAGCTTCTTGACCAATGGCCACAGCATAGTTGCCTTGTTGGTTAAGACCAGCGTGACGTCCAATGGCCACAGCATATTCGCCTTGATTTTCACGACCAGCCAATGCACCAACTGATACAGATTGCTCACCTTGATTGTTCTCGCCAGCCCAACGACCTATGGCAATAGCACGAAAATCTTGACTAGTGTTACCAGCTTCTTCGCCAATGGCTATTGCAGCCCATCCTTGTTCGTCATTGCCAGCATACGCGCCAATAGCAATGCTATGTTGTCCTTGTTGATAATTACCAGCGTAAGTGCCAATGGCAATTGACCGTCTTTCCTGATCTTCTTCACCAGCGCGATGACCAATGGCAATAGTTTGATTACTCTGACCAGTGTTGCCAGCACTACGACCAATAGCAATAGCACCCCAATATTGATCGCTTCTCCCTGCTTCTGCCCCAATCGCTATGCTGTGATAACGTTGATTATCGTTGCCAGCGTAATATCCAATAGCAATTACTTCATCCTGTTGATCGTCTTGCCCAGCATAGCGTCCAATAGAAATAGCACTTCTGCCTTGATTACTTCGACCTGCGCCACGACCAATAGCAACGGCACTTCGATCTTG